CTATTCGCGGCGCGAGGGCACGGGGTACGTCTGGCGCTGGCCGCGCTTGCACGGCCGCGCGTGCCAGAACACGGTGCCGCCGGCCCCAGTCGCCACGTCAACGCTGATGGGCTTGGCGTCCTCGTCGGGGGCGATCGGGTCCCCGCAGTAGGCACAGCGCTTCATGCCTTGTCCGCCTCCTGCTCGCGGCGGAATGCGGTCCATAGCTCGACACCTTCGGGGCACTTGTCGTGTCGATTGCACGGGTCGCACGGCTTCGTGGTCTCCGTGCCGCCCAGGTGGGCGAGCAGGGCCGCTTGTGCGGCCCAGGTGGGGATAGAGGTGAGCCGGTGCCGTATCCGGCACGGGCGGCATGCGTACAGGGTGCCGCCGGCGCCGGGCCCGCGTTCGATCACCCGTACGGGCCTGGCCACGGTCATGCCGTGGTGCCAAGAGCAGTACTGGACGGGCACGGTTCCGTCGCTCGGTGTGTGCTCGGTAGTCTCCTGCATGTGTCGCGCTCCTTCGCAGCGTGACCGACAGACCCCCGGACCGGCCCCGGTTCGGGGGTCGCTTTCTGCCCGAGCGTAGGCGTTTTGTGGGTAGCGCGCTATGGCAATGCACCCATTGCCGTACATCGCGTGACGCGCTATCCCCTGCCACCGTTGAGACATGATCGAGTTTGCGGAGAACGCGCCGCGGTGGCGGCAGATCGCCGATGTGCTGCGGGCCCGCATCGAGGACGGCACCTATGCGCCCGATACGCGCGTGCCGTCCCTGGTGCAGATCACCGCAGAGTTCGGCGTCGCCTCCGCGACGGCACAGAAAGCGCTGCGGGCGCTGCGCGAGCAGGGGTGGACGTACACAGAGCAGGGGCTCGGGTCGTTCGTGGCGCGGCGCGGTGCAGACGACGAAACGCCCCCGCCCGGCCCGGGTGGGGCCGAACGGGGGCGTGAGGGGTCATCTTCCGGTGAGCTGGTAGAGGGACAGGGCGAGGCTGCCGATGCCGACGGCGGCGGCCACTGAGGGGAGTGGCCAGCGGGTCCGTTCGAGGGCGGCCAGGCGCTCGGCGTCGCGCTTCTGCCGTTCCGTCTCGCCCTTTTCGAGCGTGTCGACGGCTGCGGCGAGCAGGTCTATACGGGCTGCTTCGGCGTCTATGCGGCGGTCCGCCTGGTCGTGGCGTTGGGTGAGCAGAGTCAGGGACCCGTTCACCGTGGCGAACCCTTCGGCCATGGTGCCGCGTAGCTCGGCGAGGGCGACGGCGATTGCGGCATTGTCGGTCGGCTCGGTCACTGCGGGCGGTCCTCGGGGATCTCGTCGGCGAGGCCGAGCCCGAACCGGTCGAGCAGGGCCTCGAACGCGGGCGAGGCCATGATGCGGGCGACGATGCCGGCGACGGCCGCGGCCGACGCGGCGGCGGCGACGGCCCACGGCGCGGTGACGGCGAGGTCGGACTCGGCGAGGACGGCGGCGAGGGCGGGCAGGACGGCCGCGACGGCGGCGAGGGTCTGAAGTGCGGTGCGGATGGCGCGCTTGTTCTTCGGCTGCATGGGGGGTGTTCTCCGTTCTCGGGGAGGGTGCGGAGCGGTGGTGAACGCTCGAGCATTCTCGTCAATATGACGACAATGCTCGAGCGAGCGCGAGGGGGTCAGGCAAACAGTCGGCGCCACGTCTCGGGGCCCGGGTAGCCGTCCGCGTCGCGGCCGGTCCACCCCTGGGCGCGCTGGAACGCCTCGACGTTGCGGCGGTCGGCCTCGGTCCATCGGGGCCCGGGACCGCTGCTGTAGTGGCGGCCGTAACCCTTCTTGACCAACTGGCGGCCGAGCCGGGTGACGTAGTCGTTCACGGCCCCGGGCCGGAACTTCTCGCGGCCCGGGAACGCGGGCGCGGTCGGCTTCGGCTTCGCGGACACGGCGGCCATGAGTCGGCGCCACGTCTCGGGGCCCGGGTAGCCGTCGGCGTCCGCCCCGGACCACCCCTGCGCCTTCTGGAACGCCTCGACGGCGGCGCGATCGACCGTGGTGAACGTGGGCCCGGGGCCGACCTTGTAGAAGCGGCCGTAACCGTGCGCGGTGAGGCGTTCGCCGAGCCTCGTGACGGCCGGGTGGGACTTGCCGAGCCTGAACGCGTCGCGGCCCGGGAACGTCTTGCCGTCCCACGCGGGCGGCGCGGAGTCCGGCGCGGTGCCGCCGGCGGGCGGAGTGTAGTCCTCGGCGGGCATGCCGGCCCGTACCCACGCGTACAGGTCCGGTCCGGGGCACTCGGTTGCGATGCCGTCGCGGTGGCCGCGCTGGGCGAGCATGCGGCCGGTCCGCTTGCATGCCTCGTCGTACAGGGCGCGGGCGGTTGCGAGGGCGGCCTTGGACGCCTTCTTGCCGCCCTTGCCGACTGCGATGAGCACGGCGAGACCGGACACGTTGTGCCCCGGGCAGTGCGCGCCTTGGCGGTCCCAGCCGCGGCCCTCGTAGGCGGTGCCGTCCTCCCCGATGATCCAGTTGTAGCCGACTCCGGCCCAACCGTTGCCGTCCATGTGCAGTCGCTCGACCTCGCGGGCGAGCGCGGCCCCGGACGCGTGGGCGGGTACGCCCCCGAACCAGTGCACGAAGAACTCGGTTCGCCTGCTCAGCGGCACGCGCGCCGGGCCGGAGCTTCCCGGGTTGTCGTCCCACGGGCGGGCGCCCCACTGGGCGCGGCTGATGATCTCTACGGACACGGGGTGTTCTCCAGACATGAGAAACGCCCCCGGCGCGGTGTCGCGGGGGCGTGCGGGTGGGGTGAGGCGCGGTGCTACGCCACGCGTTCCAGGCGCAGATAGCAGCCGGCTTTAAGGACGGTGGCGGCGGCGTTGGACGTGTTCTGCGCCCATCGGAGCGTGAGCGTCCCGGCGGTGCCTGCGGTGATGAGGGCGCCCTTGAAAGACGTACCGGACGTCACGCCGAACGTGAGGTCGGCGTCGAGGGACTGGGCGCCGAAACCGTCGTTGTCGGTCCACACCATCGTTGCGCCGGTCGGCGCGGTCCAGTCGACGCGGAACCCGCCGCCGCCGGACGTCCACACGCCGACTGCCTCGACGATGTACGTGGCGTTCGCGGCGACCGCGAGGGCGAGGTGAGGGTCAGCGGCCGGGGTGATCGTCGACGCGCGGGACGTGTCCTGGGTCTTGACGGCGGTTCGGGTTTGGCCGATGAGTCCGCGGGTGCCGTCCGCGTGCGCGACGCGGGCGAGGCCGCCCTCGGCGTACACCATGGCGTGTCCGGCGGCGGCTGCGGGCGCGGTCGTGTTGGCGAGGGCGACGGCCCCGGCAACGGTCGCTTTCGCGCCCGCGGCGAGGGTGTTGGTACCGATACCGAGCGCGCCCGTGGCGCGGTTGCCGAACAGGACGGCGCTTTTCCACTCTCCGGCATCGCTCCAGTTGGCCAACTCGAAATTGGAGCCGGCATCGGCGCCCGGTTCGGTGCCGCCGGTGACCTGGAAAACCCACCGGTTCGCCCCGGCGGTCTGGAACGAGAAACCGCGGTAGTCGACGGTAGCCGTGTTCAGGAACAGGTTTCCGCCGGAGACCTGCCCGTTCGCGGGGAGCGCGCCGACGTCGGCGGCGTCGAGGACGACGGCGGCGACGGATTGGCCGTTGACGGACTGCACAACCCCCGGTGCGCCCGGCTCTCCCTGCGGCCCCTCGGGGCCTGGCTCGCCTGGCTCACCCTGCGGGCCCGGCTCTCCCTGCGGTCCTTCGGGGCCCGGTACGGCCACATAGTTCGGGGTGGTGGGGTCGGCCGGTGCGATGTCGGCGAGGTCCACCTCGGGCACGGCGGCCGGTAGAACGATCTGGTAATTGCGGTTCTGCGCGACGGTGGCGAACTGCTCGGCTACGGCGTACGTCCACCCCGTGGGGTTCATGCCAGGGGCGTCGGTGGCCGGCAGCTCGACACTGAATGCGCCCTGGGCGTCGAGCGGCGCGGTGACGGGACCGCCCAGGATGACGTCATGGTCGGCGAACGTGAGCAGTGCGGGGGCGCGGAAGACGACTTGTCCGGTGAGGGGCTGGCCGTTCGGGCGGAGGAAACGCCCGGTGACGGTCACGGTGGGGATGCCATCGGGCAGTGCCACGGGGCGGCTCCTTACTGATCAGCCGGGGGACCCGACGCCGTACAGGTATCTGGTCTTGACGCGCACGGTGCCGGCGGTCGTCGACGCGCGTGCCTGGACCTTGATGTTCACGGACATGCCGAACTCGTAGTTCGGGACGGCGGCGGTGTCCTGGATGGTGCCCGCGTTGGTCAAGATGACCTGATCGTCAATCAGCAGTCGGGCGTTTCCGGTACCGGCCAGACTGATCAGGGCACTGATGCGGGGGTGCTGAAGAAACGCGTTGCCCTGCTCGACCGTGGTCCAAAGGGTTCCGGTCGTCTCCGGCCACGTGTTGACGTCCTCGTTGGCCAACTCGGGCAGGGGAAGCCACGGCCGATACAGGCCACCACCCGCGACGTCCTCGACCACCAGGGGGTTTCCCTGCGCGTCGGAGATCCGCAACACCTGCGGCTCGTCGGGGTCCTGGCCGTTCCAAACGGAAATGGCCTGCGATCCGTCGCGGCGGCGGATGAACACGCCGTATTCGCGTTCGCCGTAAAAGGTGTTGATGTGGCCCACGGTGAGGTGTCTGACTCCGCCCGGCGCTGAGACGATGAGCTGTCCGCCCTCGCCGACGCGCACGTCACCGTTCAGAATCTCGGTAAGCGCGGGCCGGATCTGGGCCCGCCCTCGGAGTTGCCTTACCTCCCGTTCGAGGGCGGCGAGGCGGTCGAGGATGTCTTGCGGGACGTGCGGCATTACCGGGGCACCTCCAGATACAGGCGCGCGGTCTCAGGCCGGCCACGCTCGGGCGGAGTGATGGACAGCCCCACTACGCGATACCGCGCGTCGAGCGTTTCGGGGTAGTACAGGTCACGGATGCGCAGACGGACGGTGGCGCCGAGCAGTGCCGGGGTGACGGTGTCGCCGAGCAACACCTCGACCTCGGGTATCTCGACCGGGTCGCGGGCGGCGTTCCAGTCGGCGCGGGCGTGCGCGTCGAGCGTGGTCTGTCGCTCGACGGTGGTGTAATCGCTGCTGCCGTCCAGCCGCGGCCACCCGGCGGCGATGTCGTCGCCGTCGACCAGCACGGGCGAGGTGAGCGGGTAGGAGTCGGCGGCAAGGTTCGTGTTCACAGATGCGCCGCGGGACTGCCAGGCGTTCGCCTTACGGGTGGCGTCCGCCGGCATCCGGTAGGACATGACACGGCCCGGGTGGTCAAGGACGATGTCCGACGCTCCGGCGCGGATGATCGGGTGACCGAGCTGCAAGCGCTTCACGCGGCGGCCGTCGCCGTCCCGATAGGACGCGATACGCCACTCGAAACCGTCCTCGACGGCGGCGAGGTCGTCGAGCAGGTCACCGATGGCGGGCAGGTCGTAGCGCAGATACGTACGGTCCCGCAGCACACCCGAGGTGTGCGTGTCGTAGGTGATGCCGATGTTCCCGCCGGGGGTGTTCTGCACGTAGTCGACCAAGCCGCGGACGATGTCGAGTTGGTCGACCTGAGTGGCGGTCTGCGTGTCGTAGAGCAGGCGCCGGAACAGGTAGGACTCCCAGCCGGCGCACTGGACTTCCACTCCCAGGAAACCGCGCGCGTCCGAGGTGAGCGACGTTGTCCACAGGATGCCGCCCCACCACACGTCCCGCCCGCGCTCGACCCATACGGCCGTCCGGCCCGGGACCAGGGCGCGGCGCGCGCGGGCGGCAACCTCGCGGTTCGGGATCGGCACGGTGCCGCGGAGACTGCCCGTTTTCCCGATGTAGTCGTCTATGGAGACTCCGGACACGGGCAGGGCGTCGAGCAGGCGATCGGACCGCAGATCACACAGCAGCAACCGGTACGGGCGGGTCATAGCCACCCCCTCTACTGCGTCGGATTCGTGACGCGGAGTCCGGTCAGACTGATGTGCGTGGCGCTGCTTGAGGATGCGTCGCTGGGCAGGCCGGCGAGGAGTCGCCCGTCACTGCTGAGCTGCCCCCACCACCGTTGGTAGTTGATGCTGTTGCCGGGCAGGTCCAGCGTGCGGGACGCGGCGACGCGGTGACTGGTGTTGAAGGTGAAGACGTGCAGCACTGAGTGAATGGCGGCGTTCGGCGCCTCGATGTTCCCCTCGAACTCCCACACTTGGGTGCCTAGTTCGAGGATCTTCCGCATGCGCGGCGGCTGCGTGGTGCTCGCCGAGAATCCGGTCTGAAACGTGCCGACGGACGCAAGCGATGTCCAGTCGAGCAGCACGCGGGTAGTGGGTTCCTGGTAGGGCTCCCACGTGGCGTTTGCGGCCGACCACCGGTAGAGCACGCCCCCAATGTCGGCGTACTGGCCGTCATAGGCGCCCGCGTCGCTGAGGGCGCCATGGGGGAGGATGCCGCCCACGGCGACGGTGTAGCGGCGCCGGTCGGTGAGCGCGCTGCCCCAGTCGATGCCGCCCACACCTGCGGACGCGCCCGCGGAGACGCGCACGTCCCACAGCGGCAGGCAGGCCGGGTCGAGGGTCGGCGCGGCCGGTGTCTCCGATGGGGTGCCCTCGATCACCTCGACGTGCGCGAGGGTCTGCCCCGACGTGTCGAACAGGCCATCGAACACCCGCAGTGCGACGGTGTCGATGCGCGCGAACTGGGCGTTACCGTCGGCGAGGGTCACCACCTCGGGAGCGTCGACCGCGACCGGGTAGGCGCCCTGTGCGAGCGTCCCTTGCACGGTGGCGCGGCCCACGCCGATCTGTAGGGACATCGCGCCGGCCCCGGACGCGGCGAACGGGTCCCCGCCCGGGATCACGCCCGGTTGGGTGGTCAGCTCACCCGCGGGCGTCATCGTGCCCACGGGCGCAAGGCGCGTGTCCTCGCGGGTCTGCCCGGGGCCGGAGCCTCCGGGCAGCAGCCATGCAGCGCGCACAGTCACGGTCGCGCCCTCCTTACCAGTAGGCCGAGCGCCACCGCACGGTGACGGACGCGGCGGGATCGTTGCTGCCGGGTGCGGCTCGGAACGTGAGATTGGTGGTGCCGCACGCGAGGGTGAACGTCTGCTCTGGAACCGAGCGGGACGTCACGGTGTAGATGCGCGAGGCGGTGTTGTTGAGCGTCACCGTGCCCGCGCGGGTGTCCACGGTCAGGACGTCGTCAGCGGCTAGCGGCATGTCGTATTCGAGGACGTCGCCCGTGAGTAGGTTCGTGAGCGCCGGCCGGGTGACCGGCCCGCGGAACTCCACTACGGGGTGCGTCGGTGCATCGCCGACGTTCACTGCGGTCAGGGCGCCGGTACTGCCCGGCTCACCGAACGCGAGGCCGTTCTCGACGTCGCCGGAGAGGCGCCAATCGAGGCCGTTCTCGACCGCGCCGGACACCCCCCAGTCGAGGCCCGGCTCGGCGGCCGGGAGCGTCGCCGTGGCGGTGCGTTCGGTCACCTCGTACCGGCGCGGGTCGGTGGCCTCCCACTCGATGGCGCCACCCACGATGACGCCCACGCGGTACCCCTTGCCGACGGGGACTGCACGGCGCACCGCGCGGGCGTAGGCGAGCAGCGGCCCCCGCTCGTCCAGCCACGCCACGAACGGGCGCTCGTCCTCGACGGGCACCGTGCCCGCGTTGAGGGCCGCGACTACCGCGCCGATGCTCGACGCGGGGGCGCGGATGATCAGCGGGTCCATGCCGATGCGGCGAGGCTGCGCGAACAGCAGGCCCGGAAACGCGCCGTGCGCTCCGGCCCGCGGCACCGTGCCGGAGTCGAGCGCGGGCAGCTCCTCCCACCCGGACATCTCCCGCCACCGGTAGGGAGTGCCGGGGCCGAGCAGCAGGTCGCCGTACTGCACGTGCCCCGGACGGGTCACAAGGTCCCCTGCGGCCACCGTTACCCCCTCGCCTTGGCCAGCCACGCGAGCGCGGCGGCGTTGTCCTCGGGACTGCCGTTCTCTGCGGCGTGCCAGTGCTCGACGTGCACCGTCGCGCCGCCCGCCCGTGCCGCCGCGAACGGGCCGCCGCCGTAGGCGCCGGCCATCTGCGGGGTGAGCTGCGGGACGGCCGGGGGACGGACCAGGGTGGACATGGCGCGCGCGACCGCGCCGCTTCCGCCCTCGATGCCCTCGACGATGCCCGCGGGAATCCAGCGGCCGATCTTGTCCCGCATGACGCGGGACGGTGAGGCGATACCGAGCGCCTTGGCCACGGGCCCCGGAATGACGCTCTTGGCCCAGCCGATGATCTTGTCTTTGAGCCATCCGCCCATCGACTGAATGCCGCGCCACAGTCCCTCGACGACGTTGCGGCCCTTGCCGGTGAGCAGGCCGGACAGGGAGCCGATACCGGACGAGATACGGCCGGGCAGTCCCCGCACCCACGACACCAGCGCGAGGGCCCGTTGTACGGCCGAGTCGCGCATGCCCTGGAAGTACCGGCCGACGTCGCTGCGCAGCCGGCTACCGAGACTCGATATCGCCCCGGTGATCCGGCCCGGCAACCCCTGCGCCCACAGGACCAGCGCGAGCATTTTATCGATCGCCCAGTCTTTGGCCTGGCCGAACCACTTAGACACCTTGCCGGGAATCTCGCCCAGGTACTCGACGGCGGCAAGCGTTTTATCCTTCGCCCATTCGAGCTTGTCAACGACCCAATTCCACGCAATGAGCGTGTACTTCTTGATGTCGTCCCAGTAGGCGATGACCAGCACCACCAGGGCGCCAATCGCTAGGCCGATCCAACCGATTGGGCCGAGCGCGGCCACCCACGCGGCGGCCATCTGCGCACCAGCCCACAGCGCGCGCCCGCCAAGCAGGGTGAGCGCGGGCACGACGGCCGCGGTGATGACGGCCGCGAAAAGCTTCAGCTCCTCTTTGTGCTCCACCAGGAAACCGGCGAACTCGGTGAGCTTGGGAATCACCGACGTGCCCAGGAAATCGACCAGACCTTGCATGGCCTGGCGTTTGAAAGCCTCGACCTGCGCGCCCGCGTTGTCCCGCAGGCTGTCGCCCATCTCCTTGGCCTTGCCGCCCACCTGGCCGAGCGCGTCGGTGGCCTTCGACGGGTCGAGGGCGAACAACGCCTTCTGCGTGTCCTCGGCCTTCGTGCCGAACAGGGCGAGCGCGAGCGCGTTGCGCTCCGCCGGGTCCTTGATCTGACGCAGTCCGTCAAAGACTTGATCAAGGGCCTTCTTCGCCTTCGGCCCGCCCTCGGTGAACGCCTTTTGCATGTCCTTGCCGGACAGGCCGATTTTGGCGAAAGCCTCGTTTGCTTCCTCGCCGCCCTCCTGAGTGATCAGGGTGAATTCCTTCAACGCGTCGGCGACAACGTCCGTATCGCGGGCGCCTGCCTGCATTCCCTGGGAAAGCAGGCCGGTAGCGTCGGTGGCGTCAATGCCCATCTGACGGAAAATCGTGCTGTATTCGTTGAAGGTGTCGGCGATGTCGTCCGCGCGCGGCCCCATGCGCTGTAGGCCGGCCGTGAGCGCGTCAACGGCCTCGGTGCCGTCCTTCGCCAAACCCGTTTTGATCATCTGTCCGACCGCGTTTGCCGTCTGCCCGAGGTCCAACTCGAACGTTCCGGCGAGGTCGGCGACCTTCGTTGCGATGGATTCGAGCTGGGCCTCGGTGGCGTCCGGCGGGGCGATACCGGCCCGCATGACGGCGCTGATGGTGTCCGCGGCCGTCTGGAAATCCGCGGTGACGGCGTTCGCGTAGAGGCGGCCGGCTATCTTGCCGTACTTCTCCGCCTCGGCCGGGGTGGCGCCGAGTTGCGCGCCGAGCCGACCGGTGATCTGTCCTTGTTCGAGGGCCTGCCCGAACCCTGCGGCGAGCAGGGCGGCGGCGGCGATACCGGCGCCCGCCAACCCTGCCTTGAAGCTGTCGCCGAGCCGTCCGGCGATGCTGTCGCCCGCGGCTCCTGCGGCGTCTCCGCCCGCGTCGGCGGCGCCGTCCGCGAGCCCTTCGCCAGCGTCGCGGCCCGCCTGCGTGAAACGGCCGCGGAGATCCCGTAGGCGGCCGTCCGTGCCGCGAACGATGTTGTCTCCGATGGTCTCGCCGGAGCGTCGGGCGTCGCCCTCGGCCGTGGCGAGGCCGGACCGCATGGCGGACGTGTCGACGTCAACGACGGCGAGCAGTTCACCCACGGTGAGAGCCACGCCGGATCACCTCCTTCGGTGTCCGGCGCAAGGGCCGGGGGTGCTATCCGGCGGGGATGCCGGTGATGCGGGCAATGTCCTCGGGCGAGTCGACGCGGCGCGGTGTCTGCTGCCACAGCCGCGCGAAACGCGACTGCTCGGACAGTGAGGTGATGAGCGTGAGGAAACGGCGCGTCGACATGCGGGCCAGCTCCGGCGCGGTGACGCCGTGGTCCCGGGCGAGGTCACCCTCGACCGCGGGCCAGTGACGGATCACCGCTTGCCAGAACTCCCGCGCCTCTTGGTCTTCTTCCGCCTCGCGGCCCGGTTCGGGCCCGCCGCTTTTCCCTCCGCGGTCTTCGCGGATTCCTGCTCGTCGTGCATGCGGGCGGCGGCCTCCATGGTGAGGCTGCCGGGCTTGCGGACATTCGCCGCGGCGTACATGAGGACGATGCGGAACTGCCGGTCAGTCATGCCGGCGTCCGCCCACTCGTCGAGGGCGTCGCGGCCGAACAGGGGCGCGAGCATGGCGCGCACGTCGTCGACGCTGGACGACTGCTGCACGCGCTCGGCCTGCAACGTGAACATCAGCGGCAGGGAGTCGGGAAGGACGTACGTCTTGCCGCACACCCTGAGCGGCTGCCGGGGCCGCTTACCCTTGTCGACTTCCTCGCCGAAGAACGCGTCGAAGTCGGCGGCCTGCTCGTCGAGGGACGGCTCGGGCTCGTCCGCGTACGGGTCGAGGGGCTGCTCGGTCACGGGCTCACCACCGGGGCCGTGGTCGGCCAGCCGTTGCGGCGGATGGTCGCGGACCATGTCGTCTTCTCGTTGGTGCCGCCGCCCTGCTCACCCGGGGTCATGGTGGCGTCCCACATCACCCACGACGTCTGGCTCTTGTGGCGCCAGCGCACGGGGTTGTGGGAGTCGATGCCGACCAGATTGGCCCACACGTTGTCGATGTACGCCTGTCCCGGGTCCTGGGCGCCGGTCGTCTTGTCCACGCGGTACTGACCTTCGAGGGACAGGGACGCGCCGCGCTGCATGACGTCCTCCTCGTAGGCGCCCTCGGACTCGAACGCGGTGGTTTCCGCGGTCTCCTCGTTCTCGCCCGGGTTGACGTTGAACGTGGTCAGGCCGGCGATGGGAAGCCACGTTTCCGTTTCGGCCTCCATGTCGCGCACCTCGAAAATCCAGCCGCGGGCGTCGATGGGGCGGGTGGTCGATGCCATGGGGTGTCCCTCCTTACGGGGTGGGGGCCGCGTAGTCGATGGCGGCGTTGGTGACGTGTTCGTGTCGTCCGCTGCTGTCCACGCCCATCGGGGAGGGGAGCGGCGCGGTGGCCAGCACAAGCCATGTGCCGTCCGGTAGTTCGGTGTCGGTGAGTCCGTGCAGCGCGTCGCGGATGTCGCGGCATCCGCGCTCGGACGTGCGCGGGTCGGCGTCGCCCCGGTAGCGGATCTGTAGGCGCGCGGTCTCGGCGTCGTCGCGGGCCTCGGTGGTGCCCGCGGGGTACAGGGTGAGTGACACGGCCTCGCCCGGGGCCGCGGGCATCGTCCCGACGAACGCGTTGCCGGTGGTGCCGGTCGGGTCGTAGTCGAGCAGGCCGAGCGCGTCGAGATAGCGGGCGATGCCGTCGACGATGTCAGCCACGGAGCGCCCTCCGAACCTGCGCGGCGATGATCTCTTGCATGGCCTGCTGCTCCTCGTTGAACGGGTCTTCGAGGAACTTGGCCGTGCGGCCGGCGTCGTGCCGTAGCGTCATGTCCTCGTGCTGCCGGACGGCATACACGGTGTCGAAAGACACGGCGGCGGCGCCGTTCGCCTCGTCGGCGGTGACGGTGCCGGACCGTTCGAGGGTGCCCTCTTCGATGGGGACGCGGTCCCGGGAGACTCCGAGCAGGTGCTCGGCGGCCAGGCGCGCGCCCCGCCCGGCGGCCTGCTCGGCGGCGCGGTTGACGGGCTGGCTGTTCCAGCGGACGCGGGCGCGGCTCACTCGCAACTCACCTCCGTCGACTCCGGCACGGGCAGGCCCGGCGCGGTGTGCGGCGCGGTCGCAATGACGCGCGTCGTCCGGCCGTCCGGCAACGTGATGCGGGACTCCGGCGGGCACTGGTCGGCGAGGTCGGGCAGTCCGTAGACCGTGGCCGTGCTCGTCGTCTCGCGGCCGTCGGCGGCGCGCACGGTGCGCACCTTCCACTCGACCAGGGCGGGCACGTCCTCGACGGGCGGCCCGTACGTCGGCCCGTACGCGGTGTCACCCGTGTACGGCTCGACGGCGATGCGGTGGCGCAGTAGCCATCGGGGGAGGTTCACCAGATCACCCCCGGCAACAGGCCGGCGCCCCGCAGCGTGCGGTGCGCGCGCGGGGCGAGGTCGAGATCACCCGTGGCGGTGGGGCCGTCGCGGCGGTCGCCGAGCGACACGGGGCCGAGCGACACGCTGCCCCATCGGCCCGCGGCTCCGGTGCCGTCGTCGCCGGTCGCCTGCTGGTATTCGACCTGTGCGCACGTGGCGTCGGCGAGGGCCTGAATCACCCGCGGGTCCGTCGGCATGCCGAGCGCGTCGACGGCGTAGACGGCCGTGACCAACGCGGCGTCGACGTCCTCGGACGCGCGGGCGAGCAGGCGCTCGATGTCGGCGGGGGGCTGCTGGCCGGTCCACGCCGTGAACTGCTCGGGGGTGGCGTAGACACGGCCCACGGCTCACCCCTCCTTGGTCTTGCGGGAACGGGAACGCCCCGCGGGCTTCTCGGCCTGCGGGGCGTCGTCGGCGCGGTCCGGCTCGGTGTCCGGCTCGGGCCGCTGGTGGTAGCGGCGCAGCATCATCGGCGGCGCCTCCTTCCTGGGGTCAGGTGGCGGCGAGAGTGCCGACGGCAACGCCGCGGTCGTCGAGCCGCTTCACGGCGTAGTGCATGGTCGTGGTGACGACGTTGGAACGCGCGAGGATGTCGCGGTCCGACTCGACCAGGGGCCGGCGCTTGTAGAGCAGGCCGAGCGCGCCCCGCTTCATCAGCAGGAACTTCCCCGCGGTGATGCGGTTCGTGACGAACACGGACACGCCCCCGATACGGCCGATGCTGCCGGTGACGGCCGCGGACGCGCCGTTGCCGAGCTTGGACGCGTCGACGAACTGCGGATCGGCCATGGCCTCGCCGAGCTGCACGGAGTTGATGTAGAGGCCGGCGAAGTCCTCCGGCTCCCACTCGTCGCCGAACTGACCGATGGCGGGCACCATCGCGTCGAGCCACGTGAACGCGGTCTTACCCGCGGCCGTGGTGAACGCGAACGGGGTGCCGCCGCCCTGGGCGGTCTCGTCGGCCTGGGCCTGCGCGATGAGGTCGGCGTCGACCTTGCGGGCGGCGAGGATGCCGAACTGGCGGCGGGCCTCGGCCTCCGGGTCGCCGAGCGACGTAAGGCGGGCCTTGTCGGTGATCTCGACGGCCTTGCCGACTTCCTTGATGGTCGCGGTCGCGTCGCTGGTGCTCATCGCGGTCGGCGTCATGGCGACGGTCTCGGACAGCTCGTCGAGATCGCCGAGCGCGCCCCACTTGGGGAAGTGGATGGTGTCGCCCGGTGCGCCCTCAAGGGTGTTGTCCTCGATGACGGCGTCCGAGCCGGCGACGCGCGCGGCGCCGACAAACTCGGCCTGGGCCATGTCGCCCCACACCTCGGGAACGATCATGTTGGCGGCGGTGGTCTGAGCCATGGCGGCTACCTACTTTCTCCGGCACGGGCGGCCGGGCTACGGGGGGCCCGGCCGCGGGCCGGGCGCGGTCACGCTCCGGCGAGACGCCGGTAGGTTTCGGGGTCGGTCTGGTACAGCTCGGCGCGCTTCTGGTAGTCCATGGCGGCGAACTGAGCCGGGGTGATCTCTCCGGCTCCGGACGTCGTGAACTCCACGCCCCCACGTGCGGGCCCGCCGGGCGGCGGGGCCTGGGCGGCGAGGTGCTGGTGCGTGCCGAGCACGGTGGTAATCGCCTGCTGGACGGCGGCGGCGTCGTTCGGGTCGACGGCAGACAGAGCGCGCATGGCGGTCTGCGAGTCGAGCAGGCGGGCGATGTCGGCCCCCGCGGCGGGCGCGGCGGCGATGACGGCGGACTGCACGGCAAGCTGCCGGGCGGCGTCCTGTCCGTCGGTGACGGCCTGCTGCGCCCATCGGGGCAGTCGGCTGACGTCGCCGTCGGTGGGGACCTGCGGCGCGGGCGGCGCCGGCGGTACGGGCGGTGCGGGCGGGGTGGGTGCCTGGGCCTGCTGGGCGTCCCTGATCATCTGCTGGGCCCACTCGGGCAGGCTGGCGATGTCCTGGGTGTCGGACGCCGGCGGCGCGGTGTTCGGCTCGGTCGCGGGGGCGGCCGGTGCCGGGGTGGGCGTCGCGGGCGGTGCGGCGGCTCCGGCGGCGGCGGACGCGGCGGCCTCGGGGGCGGCGGCGGGCGCGGCGGCAGGGGCGGCGGCTTCGGACATGGGTGTCACTCCTGGGCAAAGGAAAAGGGCCCGCGGTTGCGGGCCCTCGGTGGTGGTGCGGTGTCACTCCTCGCCGTCCGGCTGGTCGGCGAGGGGGCGTTGTTCTGCGTAGCCGCGTATCCACGCGGTCCGCAGTAGCGAGGTGGCGGGGTGCGGGCACGCGGTCGGCGGGTCGCCCTCGCGGCCGGCGCGGCGGCCGTCCTCGACGGCCTCGACGATGTCCTGTCTCGTGCCCACGGCTCCCCCTAGCGTCGGTTCTGCTGGTCGCCGAGATTCTTACGCGCGCCGGATGCCCAGCGCTGCTCTTTGCCGGTGACCTGCTCGATAAATTCGGCCTGTGTGAGCCTGCCGTGTTCGGCCCACCACTCCTTCAACTCGTCCGACGCGCGGGCGAACGCGATACGTGCCGGGCCGCTGAACAGGGTCAGATCACTCAGCCCCTTGACGGCGCGGTACTTCGGATTGAACAACTGGCCGTTGGTCGCCTCGGTGGCAGCGAGGTACTGCCGGTAGCAGTACTCGTCATACATGGCGCGGGCCTCGCGGCGGGTGATGCGGTGCCGCTCGTCCTGGTCGCTGTCGTCCTCGCCGAACGCCTTGGCGGCGGCGGCCCGCAGCGCTGCGAACGCCTCCGCATCGTCGGCCAACTCGCCCCACCCTTCGGGGTCCGGGGCGGGGTCCATGGCGTCGGCGAGGGCGTCGCGGTCGGCGAGCAGGTCATCGACGGCGCTCCCGGTGACGGCCGGCGGCGGTAGCTCGACGGCGTCGCGGCGGTCCATCTCCGCGGCGATACGGGCCAACTCGTCGGCCCGCGCGTACTGCATCGCCCACCCGAGCGCGTCGTCGCCGACGGCCGTGAGATCCGCGGCGAGGCTGCCGTGCGGGAACAGGGCGGCGAGCAGGTCGCGGCGGTGTGCCTCCGCGGCCAACTCGGCGACGTCGTCCGTGCCGTGCGCGAGGGCGTACCGGACGCGTCCGGCGAGGTCGTCATCGGACAACCCCACCAGATCCGCGCGCACGCCCGGGAGGCGCGCGGCGACGTCGCGGCGGTCCAGCTCGGCGGCTATGCGCAGCGCGTCGACGTCGTCGACGTGGCCGATGATCCGGCCCAACTCCGCGTCACTGAACGTGGCGAGGTCGTCGGCGAGGCGTCCGCCCGGCGCGGCGCGGTCGAGCAGGGCCTCGACGTCGCGGCGGTCGGCCTCCTGCTCGATCCTGCGGCGGGCGCGGTCGTCGAGCAGGTTCGAGCGCATGGCGGCGGCGAGGTCGTCATCGGACATGGCGCGCACCGACGCGTCGTCGCCGGACCACACGCGGGCGGCCTCGACCTGCTCGCGCGTCGGCGGTGCGGGCGGCGGGGTGCCGTCCCTGCGGGCCCGCGCGGTCTGCTCGGGCGGCAGGTTGGATGCGCCCCCCTGCTCGCGGTGGCGTAGCCGGCGCAGATCGGGGTGCGCGGCGAGGTGCGACCGCATGGCCTTCTGCCACTGCCGAGTTTTCGCCTCGGCGGCCCGCTTCGCCTGCTCGTTGGTCGCGGCGGCGGCGCGGCGCTTGTACTTCCTGATGTGCCGCTCGATCTCCCGTTGCCGCTGCCCTGCCTCGTAGCCGGCGGGGTCCGGCTCGGCGCGGTCGACGCGGGTGATGCCGGGGGTGTAGGCGCTCGTCGAGTGGCGGCAATTCGGGTGCTGCAACCCTGCGGCCCTCGCCTGTTCGAGACTGCCCGCGACGCGGACACGGACCATGCGGCCGTTCTCGGTGGCGTGCTCCACTTCCACGGTGCGCGCTCCGCCGGGCCCGGTGAGCGTCAGAACCTTGCCTTCCCACGGGCGGCACAGCGGGCACTCGCGCGGCGCGTTGGAAACGGTCACAAGGTCTATGCCGGCGTCCGTGAGCGCGCGGGTGTGCGCCTCGACGGCGGCGCGCGCCACGCTGGTCCGTACGGCCATTTCGGCGTAAGACGTGAGCTGCCATCGGCGGCCGGACTGGTCGACGAACGATGTGACACCCTGGTCGGCCCATCGGCGCATGGCGTCCTGCGTGGCCTGGCGGCGGGTGCCGGTGCCGAGCAGGGGCGTAGCGGTCACCTCGGCGACGACGGCGCGGAACCGGTCGACGATGGTCCGCAGGATCGACCGGTGCCGGTCGGTGAGAACCGTGACGGTCTGCTCGGCGAGGCGGTCGAGGGCCTGGGCGTTCGGCGTGACGTCGTCGACCATGCGGCGCGCGTCGTCGGACAGGGCGCCTATCTCGGCGACGGCGGCGCGGTGCCCGACGTTGTACGCCTCCGCGACGGCGTCGTGCACGTCGAGGGTGACGGCCTTCCCCAACTCGTCCACAACGGCCTGTGAGGCGCGGCGTAGGGCCTGCACGGCGGAGAGTTTCCGCCCGGCCCACGACGGCGCGTCAAGGTCAGCGGCGAGGCTGCGGGCGATGATGCCCAACAAGCGCTCCTCGGCCTGCGCGTACAGGTCGCGGGTGCGCTCGGCGAGGGGTTCAACCATGCCCGGATGGATAGCCACGCTGCCTCCCAACGCCTTAGACTCAACAAAGGGATCAACTGTTTATCTGTCTGAAGGTGGGGGCGTGGCGCAACCGGGAGAATTCAGAATTCCAAATCAGCATTCAGGTGGTGTAGTTGAAACTAGGCGACGCGAACCAATCCCAAAGCCGAAGCAACGCTCGGGAAGCGATGTCCCGCAGGGTCCGCAGCGGACAATGATCTATCGCCTGGATCTCAATGACGGCCGCCTAAGTGGTTGCTCTGTCGAGATAGTCGCGCTCAACTGGGAAGGGCCCCTCGCGGGAATTCCGCATATCGGGTCGGTTGTGCGGCACAAGCTGGGCACTATTGAAAGTCCAATCGCCGTCCTTATGCGCTACGCCGCTACCTGTAATCGAGTTTCCGAAGTCCCTATCGATGCGGTGTTCAAACTCATGAGGGGCCCTGAGGCGGTCGTACCTCTATTCGGTTCTCCACCTCAGTCGTTCTTGAGCCTTGAAACTGCCGTGGCTCAAGGTGCCGGAGCGCTGGCAGCTATTGGCACTGGAGGTGGCATCCCAACACTTTTCCTTGCGTATGTCGGAGGAGTGGTTTTGGTGCACTTCATCAATCCAGTTGTCGCCGAGGTAGGCCGCGCGGTGGGGGACGGGGTAGGTGACCGTATACGGCGAGCGTTTGGCCTGCCGTCGGCGCTAGGGGGCGCTGGGGGAGCGGACCAAGAGAACCAGTCGGATTCTTCACCCCCACCCGATTCCGAAGCTACGGAGTGAGCGGAAAGCTGCTTACGGGGTCGGGGGCGGCGGCACCGGTCTCGGCGAGGATCGCCCGTACCTCGGCCTGCACGGCAGTGTCGTCCCAATCTGGATTCAGGAACTTCACCTTCGTTGCCGTGCTGACGGCGCCAGCGCGGGCGAGCAGGTCGAGAGTGGTGGCCTTCTGCTGCGCAGACTCGGCCACGCCCGAACCGAACTCGACCGCGGGCCGCTCCGGCTTGATGCCCGACGTAAACAACAGGGCATCGACTTGCAGCATGACGTGCAGCATGTCGGCGACCGGGTGCTTGGCGTATCCGGTCTTCTTCTTCCGGGTGCGCATGCCGCGCGCGGTGCGGGCGTCGACTTCGGTGGCGGTGACGGGCTGTCCGTCGCCGTCGAGTCCGAACGCCTGCGCGTCGTAGCCGGCGGACTGCACGGCCTGACGCACAAGCGCGTCGGTGGTGCGCTGGTGCTCGTCGACCCTGATGCCGAACTGGGCGAGGGTGATACCGGCTGCCTGCTCGGTCGGCGGGATCTTGAGCTTCGACCACACCTCGCGGTCGTCGTCGAACGATGACCCGTTGCCGGGGCCCTCGTCGCGTAGGTAGGCGTCCGGAACGAGCAGCCGCGCGCGGGCGAGGCGGATGTCTCGCATCCATGACGTCCATGCCTCGTCGAGACTGTCGAACAGGTCGTACAGCGGCGCGGCGTAGTCGCTGCGCCCTACCGGCGCGGTGCGGTGCAGCCGGTTGGGGAGCATGTTCGGGATGTAGGCGGCCGTGAGTCCCTGAATGCCCGTGGCGATGGCGTCGCCGGACGCGTCGAGGGTCGCGGCGATGTCCGCGGTGTCGGGGTGCTCGGTGAGCGGCACACGGCGGCCGACGTTGTCGGGGGTGCCGTGGTACAGGGCGTGCTCGATCCGGCCCGGCTCGTGCCGCTCAAAGTGCCGCCACACCTGGGCGTCGGTGCTGCCGTCCAACTCGCGCCAGAAAGCGACCGCCCGCAGCATCCCGAACCTGAACTCAGGAAGGGCGGCGTCCGGCTGCATGACGGTGAGCAGGGGACGGGCTACCAACTCGCGGTCCCACGTCACCCGCAGGAACACCCCACTGAGGGCGGCGGCCTGCTCGGCGGCCCCGAGCAACGTCTCGTGCACGTTGCCCTCGTCGAGCAGGACGTTAAGCCGCTCCTGCGTCGCGGTGTCCGTGACGGTGACGGTGGGCATGTCCGCAAAAAGCAGATCGGCGGACGTGCGGGCGATGTCCCCAGGCAAGGGCACATGCAGCCGCGTTTCCTTCTTCCGCATGCGCAACTCGGCCGACTTGCGGCCCCACACTCGCCGGCGCTCGCGCACCTCGGGGTGGTGGCCGTAGACGCGTTCGAGTCGGCGCCGGTCGCCGGAGTACCACGCGTCATCGACGCGCATGGCGCGGTAGTACGGGGCCCACTGCGGCGGCGGCCACGCGGCGCCGTTCTCAGGCAGTGCCATCGGGACTCACCTCCTGCTCGTCGTCGACGCGGTCGAGGGCGTCGGCTGCGGCCCGGAACAACTCGGCGAGGGCACCCTGTACGGTCTCGCCCGGGTCGAGGGTGAGCATCCCGACGCGGGTGGCGACGTCGCCCACGGTGAGGGTGACGGGCAGGGTCACGGGCGGCGGGGTGACGGTGACGGCCACGGCGTGGGCCTCCTTACGCGGCGAGGGCGAGCAGGTGCCGCCACTCGTGGGCGGTCGAATGGACGGCGTAGCGCAGCGCGTCAACGCTGTGATCGTTGACCTTGATGGGCTTGTCCTCGCCCTTCTCCGCGGCCTTCTCGTCCCACACGTAGCCGGGCATCTCCTCGATGAGTCCCGTGCAGGATCGGTGCACGCGGAGCAGGCCGGCGGCGAGCAGTGACGCGACGTCGCGGATGCCGTTGTCTACCTCGTTCCGGGCTTTGGCGAGGTTCGGGAAACCGTCCTCGTACGCCTGGACGATGAACGATGCGGCGGACGGGTCGACGAATGACCACTCGGGGGTGACGCCCCGCGGCGCGGTGTCCGGGGCCCCGGGCGGCCGGTAGTCGGCGAGCCATGCCCGGATCGCTGCGGAGTACTGCGCATCGGTCATCTGCCGTTGCGCCTGGCGGGAGTCGTGCCGCCACTCCGCACACGCGTACAGGCGGCCGTCGACTCCCTCGCCGAGCAGGATCACGGACGTCGCGTTGACCGTGCCGTAGTCCATGCCGAGCCAGTAGCGGCGCATCTCCGGCAGGGTGTCGACTACGTGCTCGGCCTCGTCCCACGCCTCGTAGATGGCGCCCTCGGCCATCACCCACAGACCTTGGATGTTCCGCTTGTAGAACAGGCCACGGTGCGCGGCGCGCTGGCGGGCCTTGTATGCCTCGGTCAATCCGGGGTTGTCGTCCATGACGAAATGCCATGACCTGAGCCGGTTCTCGCGGGGCCGCAACAGGTACTCCTTGCGGGCCCAGTGGTTCGGGTTGTCCGGGTTGGTCGTCCCGAAAATCTTCGATCCGTCGACGCTGCAACGGGCGTTTAGCTGGTCGTAGAAGGTGCGGGGGAGCGTGGTCACCTCGTCGACGTACGCCCCCGCACACGTGAGGCCTCGCACCTTCGGTTCGGCCTGGGCGTCGTTGGCGCCGAGACAGTGCACGGTGCGGCCGAGCACGTTGGCGGTGGGGGCGCCGTTCGTGTACTGGATGTCTCGGGTGAGCGTGCCGAAGATCGTGGGGTCCGTGAGCGGGCCGAACACGTTGCGGGCGAGGCTGTCGCGGGTCCGGCCGACCATGACCAACTCGCCTCCCTCGGGGCGGTTGGCGACAAAGTCGAGCCACGCGAGCAGGGACGCGATGGTCTTGCCGGACCGAACCGAGCCTTCCCAGATGTTCTGGAACGCGCGGGCTTCCATGATCGAATCGACTTGCTTGGGGGACAGGGCGAGGGCGCTACGCATCGGCGTCGGCCTCCGGCTCCTCGTACTCCGCGGGCGGTGCGCCGTGGCGGGCGGCGTAGTCGCGGGCGAGGCCGGCCATGAGATCACCGATCACCGAACGGCTCTCGGCGGCGCCGTCGTCCTTCGGCGGTACCAACTTGAGCGACCGGTCGACGGCGGTGGCGATGGTCGACATGATGGCGCGGCGGTCCGCGGGCGTCGGCTCCGGCTGGGTGCGCTGCGCGTACTTGTGGTCCTTGCCGCCCCACTCCCAATACAGGGTCGGGGCGTGCATCTTGTCGGCCTCGCGCTCGGCGATGTCCTGTAGCCGCTCGGCGAACTGGGCGCGGCGCTCGGCGAGGTCGGCCTTGCGGGCGCGGGTGGCGGCCTCGACCTGGGGGCCCCGGTCGAACGTGAGCCCCAACTCGGCGGCCAACTTGGACACGGTCGAGGGGCTGCGCTTGATGGCGCGGGCGATGTCGTTGCGGCTCTTGTTCTGGGCGTGCAGCCGCTTGACGGCGGCGCGGTCCTTGGCGGTGATGGGGCGGGCGGCCACGGCTCACCCCCTCGGCGCGGTCAGGTCTGGCGTGCGAGGGCGGCGTTACCCCAGAACATGACCTCTTCCAAACTGGTCATGGCGAGGGCCTTCTCGCGGCCGTCCGGGCACGTCTCGTTGATGTGGTCGGCGAGGCGACGGCACGCCTGGCGGACGCTGGCGTGAGCGTCGCGCTTCTCGTCGGTGGTCGCGGCGTGGAACGCGAACCGATGCTCGATGTCCTCGGGGCTCACGGGGGGTGCCTTCCGTTCGGGGCATGGGAAACGCCCCGCGGCGGTGCCTGCGGGGCGCTGGTGGGGTCGGTCGGTGGGGCTACGCGGGGCACTTGGGGTCAGGCAGTGCCTCGAACTCCGTCTCGCCGTCCGGCATGCCGGTGCCGGCGGCGCCGATGGTGCCGACGGACTTGCGGCCGTTGCCGAGCCGGTTGTCAGCCTTGCCGGTGCCGCCGGTCTTGCAGTTGATCTCGACGAACCATGCGGCCTCTTCGGTGAGCTTGCCGGCGACGTCGTCGAACACTTCCCGGAGGTGGTCTGCGGTCTCGACTTCGACGCGCACGGTGCGCTGTGAGCCGCTGTCGTCCTGCTGCGTGATGGTGTACGCCGGGGCGTCGGCGGCGGGCTTGCTGTCGCTGCTGTCGTCGCTGCTGCACGCGGTGAGCGTGGCGAGGGCGGCGAGCAGAACGGCGGCGGTGGCGGTGCGCTTCACGGTGTGGTCCCCCCACGGGTCGGGTGTGTCTGGTGTGAGACACGGGGAGGGGGCCGGATGGTTGCACGGGGCACGCGAACGCCCCCGGCGCGGTGGGCGGCGGGGGCGTTCGGTTGGGTGCCGGGCGGATTCGAACCGCTGCTCCCTTGCGGAGCCGTCCCTTGCGGGGCCCTGGCAACTCCACCTTGCGGCCTACCAGGATTCCGGGCACGCCGGAGACGGGTCAAAGGTAGATCACGGAACGGTCACGGTGCAACTCGCGCGCGACCGGACGCGCGACCGGTCGCCGACGGCGCGGTGGTGCGTTCCTCGGCGGCGAGGCGGTGCGCGGTGGCGACCATGGCGGCGCGGCGGTGGTCGGCGGCGGTGCGGATGGCGCGCACCAAACCGGCGGGCAGTGCTCCGGTGCGCGGGTCCATGAGGCAGTTCAGGTCTTGGATGGTGCGCGGGTCGAGGGGGTGCAGCAGGCGCGGTGCGGGGCCGTCACCGCTGGTCGTCGGGGTGGTGCGCTCTGGTGCGGTGTCCGGTGCGGGGGTGGTGCGCTCCGTGGTGCTGGCGGTGGTGCGCTCCGGTGCGGTGGTGGTGCTGAGGATGCGCCCGACGGTGACGTGGTGGATGCCGAGCCGGCGCGCGATGGCGCGGTTGCTGAGGTGCTGGGCGGCGAGGCGGTGCACCTCGGCGTCGCGGGCGGCGCGGTCTGCGGGGGTAAGGTGCGTGGTGGCCATGACGGGGGTTGCTCCTGTCGTGGTTAGTCGGGTCCGGCCGGTGGTGACGTCACCGTGTCCGGGCCCGCGCTGCTGTCTGGGCTACTTGGCGCGGTCCTAGCGGCGCTGGTGCTCGCGCAACACGCGGTAGACGTAGGACTCGGTCACGCCGAGCGTTTCGGCGATGGCCTCGACGGTCCATTGGTCCTCGCGGGCTTCCGCCATGAGTGCGGGCAACGCCTCTTCGGTCTGCTTCCACTCGCGGCGGACGTAGCCGGCTTTCTGCATGCGGTACAGGAGAGAGTCAGCGTCCTTGTGCGTGACCTCGCGTGTGGCCTTGACCGTTTCTGCGAGCTTAAGTAGTTGGTCGAGCACGTGCTCGGTCACGGAGTCCTCGACGTGCATGGGAAAGGGCTTGTCGTTCATGGGTTCCTCTTGGCGTGCGGGCTCGCCCTCGGTCGAGGGTGGGCGCGGTGGGCTAGGCGAACAGGGCGCCCTGTTCGGCTTCGGGCTCGACGTCGAACAGGGTGGGGGTGGGGGAGGCGGCGCGGGCGCTGATCCATTCGGCGTGCCACGTGCCGGCGGTGTCGGCCTGCTCGCTGGTGGCGGGGGTGTGGCCAGCGCGGGCAATCCACGTGCGGGCGGCGCGGATGGCGGCCGGGCTGTGAAGTGCGCGGTTGATGAGCAGGGCCTCGGCGTAGGCACTGATGGTGTGAAGTACGGCCGTGCTGGTGGGGGTGATGACCAGCGTTCGGCCGCGACCGCGGCGGGCGGCGTCGAGGGTGGCATTGAGTGCGGGGTCGGTGGGGTTATTGGCGGTGATGTAGTCGGCAAGGGCGCCGGGGATGGTGACGCGCATGGGGGTTGCTCCCTTCCTGCCGGGTGACGTCCGGCACCGCCCACGATACTAGGTTCTGTACCTAGTTCACAAGCGGTCCGGGGAAAGGGGCGCGGCCAACTCCTCGCCACGCCCCGCCCGTTCACGCCTCCTGCTCGCGCTCCTCCTGCTCGCGGTCCCTCGCGGCCTGCATCGCCACGTACAGGCCAACAAGGTCGGCGCCCTGCCACGTCCGTCGGCCCCGGTCGAGCGGCACGGGCGCCCCGCATCCCTCGCCGGTCGCACACGACACGGACGGCACGTTGCCGGGCATCGTCCGGCCCGTGAGCGGCCCGCGGCACCACGGGCACGGATCGTCGAGAGCGACCGTACGGCCGTCGCGCTGTAGGGCCCGCTCGACGGTCCGGCGCGCCTGGCCGGCGACGCCGGCGAGAGCATCGAGGACGGTGGGCGGCGTCGGGGTGAACAGGTCCCCGTGCCGCTCGTCGAGGGCGCGGCCCTCCAGCCATACGGCGGCCCAATGCAAGCCGTGCGCGCGGCTGCCGGCGGACGCGGCATTACCGGGGCCGATGTCGCGGACGGTGGGCAGGTGCCATCGGGCGGGGTCGTCGCGGTCGAGGGGGTCAGGCTGGTAGCGGTACCGGCCGTGCCGGTCGGTACGCACGTACCGCACGGGGCGCTGCACGCGGGCGGCGAGGACGTCGCACGCGGTGAACAGGGCCCGCTCGACCTGGCACGCGGCGTCGAGGGCGTCGAGGTTGAGCGGCGCGGGGTGCTCGCGGAGTGTGAGCGGCAGACGGCCGACGGCCGGTGCGTCGTCGTCGGCGCGGGCGGCGGCCTGGACGTCGACGGTGCGGTATTCGCGGGGCGGCCACTCCTGCGCGGGCGGGCGGGCGATGGCGGCGAGCAGGTCGCCCCACTGCTCGCGGACGGCTCGCAGATCGGCGGCGGCCTGGCGGGCGAGGGTGTCGACGGTGGGCGCGGTGGTCATCGGGTGGGCTCCGTGGCGGCGAGGTGGGCGGCGAGGGCGCGGGCGCGCTCCTCGCGGGCGCTGGCGAGGGCCTGCTCGGCGCGGTCGCGCTGCGCGGTGCGCTCGGCGGCGCGCTTGCGGGCGTTGCGCCATGCGGCGTGGTGGCGGTCGGCGCGGTCGTCGGTCTCGATGGCGTGCCCTCGCCATGCGTTGGCGCGGGCGCACTGCTGGGCGGCCTGCTCCTCGGCTTCCTGGGCGCGCTCCTTCCACTGCCGGGTGGTGCTCTCGGCTAGGCGGAGCGCGGCGGTGTCGCCTGCCTCGGTGTTGGCGGCGCGGGCGCGGGTGGCCTGTAGTTCGGTTGCGAGGGCGGCCCGGTCCTGCTCGGCGCGTTCGGCGCGCTGCAACAGGTCCGTGGCGCGCTGTTCGGCCTGGTCGGCGCGCTGCTCGGCGTCGCGGTCGCGGATGACGGCCACGCCCGGGGTGACATCGACGGCGGCCCGCGGCTGCTCGGCGAGGGCGCGCTCGATGTCGTCGGCGTACTGGGTGGCGATGCCGTGGGGGCTGGCCCAGGTGCGCATGTCGGCGGCGAGGGCGTGCACGCGGTCGAGGGCGGCCTCGGCCGTCTCGGCGCGCTTGGCCAGGCTCTCGATACCCGCGGCGATGCCCTCGGTCGTCTGCTGCCGGATGGCGTCGAGTCGGCCGGCGAACGTGTCGGCGGCGGCCTGGCGGTACTTCTCGGCGGCTTCGTATCCGGCGAGGCGCTCCTCGGCGACGCGGGCCCGCTCCTCGGCCTCGACGATGGCGGCTTCGGCGGCGGTGACGCGTTCGCGCTCGCGGTCCGCGGCGCGCTGCTGCCCGCGCTCGCTGGTGCGGGCGGCGTCGCCCTCGCGTATCTCGGCCTCGACGGCGGCGCGGAGTAGGGCGGCCTCGTCGGCGGTGAGGGGCACGTTTCGCTGGGTGCGGGAGAGCAGGACGGCGAGGCTGTCGCGGCGCGCGGTGCGGATGGCGTCGTTTTCGGCGCGGCGGGCGAGGCGGGCGCGTTTGCTGGCGCGGCGGGTGCTGCTCACTGCTGCTGCTCCTCGGGGGCGGGGTGAATCTCGGCGGCGCGGCGGTCGAGATCGGTTGCGGCGACGCGGAGCATGTCGGCTGCGCCCTTGCCGATGTCGTTGCCGTAGTGGGCCATGACGGCGGCCTCGGCGGTGTCGGCGTCGGCCCGGAGTTGGGCGGCGGCGTCGCGGTACGCCTGGGCGCGGATGGCGGCGGCGGCGCGCTCGGCCGGCCGCTGCTCCTTGCCGTCGAGCGGGGCCCATACGGTGTGGGCCTGCTCGACGTAGCCCGTGGCGGTGCCGCCGTTCCTGTCCCAGTAGTTCCGCCAGAACGTGACGCGGGCGCGGGCCGCTCCCAACTTGGCGTACGGGCCTTCGCGGTCGGTCCACTGCTGGCCTACGCGGTTCGTCTGGGTGATGACGGCGCGGTAGACGGTGCTGCCGTCGGCTCCGATGTTGCGGGCCATCAGGGGCGCTCCTTGGGGCAGATGCCGGCGGGGCAGTAGCGCTGTCCGTCCGCGACGATGTCGACGTGGTGTCCCTGGGCGCGGAGTAGGGCGGCGGCTTCGTACGCGTCGCGGGGCGCGGGTTCGGGTGCGGTGGCGGTCATCGGCGGCGCTCCTTGGTGGATTCGGCGGCGAGGCAAACGGCGATGGCTACGGCTAGCGCGGCGGTGGTCCAGCGGCCATGCGTGGCGTGCTCGATGCTGCTGCCGGCGCTCATGGCGGCGAGTAGGAACAGGAACGGCCGCCTCATCGGTGGGCCTGGCTTCCGCACTTGCGTCCGCACGTCCAGCAGTAATCGGGGTCGCGCTGCTCGTCTTCGGTGGCGGCGAGGGGGTGGGGCTTCATGCGGGCTGCTCTCTTGCGGTCGGTGTTGCGGGCGAGGCGCAACAGGTCGCGGTCGTCTTGGGCTTGGCGGCGGGCGGCCCGCCATGCGGGGGTGCGGTGTGTGGCGTCGAGGGCGCGGCGGGCGGCGTGTAGGGCGGCGAGGGCGAATGGGAGTCCGGACGCGGTGACGCCGGCGGCGATGGCGGCGCCCTCCATCGGGGTCACCGCTGCGCCTTGGGGGCGCGGTGGATGGGGTGCGACGGGACGCATCCGCATCGACGGCAACGGCGCATGTTGCGCTTCGCCCACGTGGGCCGGATCGTCACGGGGTCGGCGTCGTGCGGGGTCTCGGTCTCGTGGTCGCATCCGGGGCAGGAGTCGCGCATCAGGCCGTACCCGTGGGCGCAGTCAACGACGGTCGGCACGGCCGGCCGCTCCTCGACGCGCTCGGGCTCGGCGGGCTGTTCAAGGTCGATCTCGATGCGCGGGCGCGGGTCGTCGGTGGCGGCCTGCTCTCCGGTGTCGACGAACTCGCGCTCGGGGTGGATGTAGTCGGCGGCCCACGTCGACCATCCGCGGGCCTTGCCGAGCGCGGTGACCTGCTCGGCGAGGCGGCGGGCGGTGCCGTTCACGCGCGCTTCGGCGGCCTGGGCGACGTGCTCCTTGTCGCGCTGGAGTGCGGCGGTCTCCGTCTCCAGCTCGGCGACGCGGGCCCGCAGCGTCTCGGCCGCGTCGCGGGCGTCGTCCCGCTCAATGGCGGTCTGTGCGTACAGGCGGGCGGCATGGCTGGCGCGGTCTTGCCACCTGGGCCCGGTCGGCTGCTCCGCGGTGGTGTGGAAGTTGGCCATACGGCGCAGCACGTTGACGGCGTCGCCGCGGCCCGGGTCGCACTCGTAGTCGCGGGGCAGGTTTTCGATGGTGTCGGCGGCGGCGAGCAGGGCGGCGCGGCTGACGGCGGCCTCGGTGAACGGGTCGGCGGCGGGCCGCTGCTGCTGTTCCTCGGCGGCCTCCTCCGCGGTGATCGGCTCGTCCCCCTCAGCGATGGCGGCGCGGTCGAACTGGTCCGCGGTCTGGCGCAGCGCGTAGGCGGCCACGGCCTTCGACATGCCGCGGGCGGACGCCTCGACGCTGATGGACTCGGGGTCCTCCTCGGCGGGCCGGATGACGACGAACGCGAGTGCGTCACGGCCGTCGAGGACCAACAGGCGGTCGGTCGGCTCGGCGGGCTGCTCGGGTGTGGTGCTCATGGGGGTTGCTCCTGTCTCGGTGACGTCGAGGGGTGCACGCGCGCGGCCGGCGCTGCGTCCGGTCGCGGGCGAGGGGTCAGAACGGGGGTTCGTCGCTGTAGCTGCTGCGCTGCTGCTGGGGCTGCTGGTTGGTGGCCCATGGGTCGTTCTGGGGCTGCTGGCCGTAGCCGTTCTGTTGGGTGCCGTAGCCGCTGGGCTGGCCGTAGCCGCTGCTGGGCTGCTGCTGGCGGTTGCCGCTGTTGCCGGTGGTCTTGGTGACGGCGGCGGTGGCGTTGCGGAGCGACGGGCCGACTTCCTCGGCTTCCAGCTCGTAGACGGTGCGCTTGACGCCGTTGCTGTCCTCGTAGGCGCGCTGTTTGAGGCGGCCTTGCACGATGACGCGGGCTCCGCGGTGGAGTGATTCGGCGACGTTCTCGCCGAGCTTCCGCCATGCCTCGACGGTGAGGAACAGGCTTTCGCCGTCCTTCCACTCGTTGGCCTGCTTGTCGTACGTGCGGGGTGTGGATGCGATGCGGAACTTGGCGACGGCGTGTCCGGCTGGGGTGAACCTCAGCTCGGGGTCGTCGACGAGGTTGCCGACAACGGTGATGACGGTTTCTCCGGCCATGGTTAGGCGGCCCTTTCGAGGGTGTTGGGGGTGATCGGTGCGCGGCGGTTGCGTTCGCATGCGCGGCATGTGCGGGCGCCGTCGGGGCGGCGGCGGGTGTTGGTGGCGTCGAACGGGTGACCGTTGTGGCAGTGCGTTTTGCGTGCGTTGGCGGCGGTGGGGCCGGTCGAGCGGAGCGTGTTGGTGCGGTGGTCGACGGCGGCGAGGTGGTCGGGGTTGACGCAGTTGCGGCGGCGGCACTTGTGGTCGATTTCGTGCCCGGTGGGGATGGGGCCGTGTGTCTGCTCGTAGGCGTAGACGTGGGCGCGGACGGTGCGGCCGTCGGCGTGAAACGCGCCGTAGTACTCGCCGAACTGGCCTGCGTCGTGGGGGCGTTTGCTGCGGGCTCCGCCTGTCCAGAGGTGGCAGGGGCCGGGGGCGTCGCGGTAGAGGCTGACGGGGCCGTGGGGGTCGACCTTGGCGGCGAACCGGGCGGCTGCGGTGGGCTTGGTGTCCATCGGCGCGGTTCTCCGTTCGGGTCTGAGCCGGGGCTCTCGGTTCGGTGCGGGTGCGTACGGGCCTGCCGTTGATATCCGCTCGTGAGTGGTTGTTGTCTCACTCACGAGTGGAACGTAGCACTGAGGGGGCGCCCTGGGGTACTTCGCGGGGCGCCCCCTCGTCGAGCGGCTACGCGGCTGTCTGCGTGCCGTTCGGGGGTGTGGTGCGGGTGATCGTCCATCCCTCGGATTCGAGGGCGTTGGCGATGCGCTGGGCGGTCGTGCCGGGCCGGTTCAGGATCTCGGCAAGGTGCGCGTCCTCGATGCTCGCGCGGATGACGGCGAGGGCTGCGGGCGGCGCGGTCACCGCTGCGCCCCGGTGATGTGCCGTGCGCGCTGGCGGTGTTCGGGCCGGACGATGGCGGGCGGGCTCATGAGAGTGCGGGCGTCGCGGGTGGCTTCGACGGCGAGGCGCCGGCGGCGGCGGTCGTCCTCGACGGCGGCGCGGCGGGCGGCCTCGGCGCGGGCGGTCATGTGGGCGAGCCACGTGCGGGCGCGGTCGTCGGCGTCGGGGGCGTATCCGGGCGGCACGGGCGGGAAACCGGCGTCGGCGAGGGCCTGCTCGGCAGCGCGCTCGGCGAGCAGGGCGGGCCCGTTGATCTCGTCGACGGTGCGCCAGACGTGCCACCCGTCGTTTTCCTGAACGATGACGTAGGCGCCGCTGTCGGCCCACTTGCGGGCGAGGGCGCGGGCCTTCTTGCGGTCGCTGGTGGTGGTGGCCGCGGGCCGGTCGGGGCGGTCGTTCCAACTGGCCTCGATGCGGTAGCGGTCGGGGGTGGCGTACTGCTTGACGTTGCGGGCCCGGCGCTTGTGCTGGCGCTGGTTCTTCGGGGTGCTCACGCTGCGGTCTCCTGTGCGTGTCGGGTGGCGGCGTCGTCGACGCGGGACGGGTGGGGGCGGGTGCGGGAGTTGCCGCGGTGGTCGCGGCACTGCTGGCCGCGGGCGGCGCGGCAGTGCTCGTAGGGGCACGGCACGTCGAGGGGGTCGGGGCGGCCGGCGCGGGCGAGGGCTTCACGCTGGGCGCGGTGGGGCCGGTAGTCGGCGAGGGCTTCGCGGACGGTCTTGGGCACGTAGTCGCCGAGCGCGGCGAGGCGGCGGGCGGCTTCGGCGTCGCGCTGGGCCCGGATGGGGCTGGGGGCGCCCTCGATGGCGCGTTGCGGGGCCGGGGGGAGGGCGCCGACGGCGACGGCGTGGCGGGTGCCGCGGAGTGCGTCGCGGTACACCTTCCAGTCGTCGGGGTCGACGGGCGGGGCGGGGTCGTGGTGCCGGTTCATGACGTCGGCGCGGTAGGTCTCCCACGGGGCGCCGATGTCGCTGGGCTTGATCGGGTAGGGCGTGGTGGCGATGTAGCGGGCGGCCACCTGGGAGGCGTCCCACGACCGTTCGGGGCCGTCGGGGTGCTGGGCGGTCGCGGGGACGTGGGCGAGCAGGGCGGCCCACTGGTCGACGCGTTCGGCGGCGGCGGCCTGGTCGCGGGGGGCGCGTTCGGGGGCGAGGCGGTCGACGTAGGCGAGCAGGGCGGCGATTTCGCGGCGGTTCATGGGTTACTGCTCCTGGGCGATGATCTCGGCGTACCAGTCGGCGGCTTGGGCGGCGCGACCCTTGCGGGGCGCGGTGGGGTCGAGGGGGATGACGTCGGCTCCGGGCCCGCTGGGCGCGGTGGTGCCTTCGGCGGGGGCGGGCGGTAGGGCCTGCCACGTCCGCAGGAAGTAGCGGGCGTGGCTGACGCCTCGGCGGTTGCGGCGGGCGGCCTGGACGGCGGCGGCGGCGAGCATGTCGGGGCCGGACCGTTTGGCGAGGGCTTCGACGGTGAACCACTCGGCGGTGCTGAGGGTCCAGGCGACGATGACGCCGGCGGCGGTGATCTGGTCGACGATGGGCCGCACGTTCTTGGGGATGACGGCGACGTCTCCGCGGATGCGATCGCTCCCTCCTTCACTCATACGTTCGTTTGTTTTAAAGGAAGCCCGCGCGCGCGTAGCACACTCTTCGGGGTGCTCGTCCCACAGCGTTTGTGGTCTGGAATCCGGACCACAAAGCTCGGGCGTTGTGGTCTGAGATCCGGACCACAAACCGTTTGTGGTCTGGAATCCGGACCACAACGGTTCGGCGGGGGGCTCGGGTTCGGTTTGTGGTCCGGAATCCGGACCACAAGCGGGGGTTTGTGGTCTGGAATCCGGACCACAAGCGGCGGTGTAGCCGACGGCCGCGGGGAGGCGGTACAGGGCGGGGCGGCGGCCCTTGGCGGGCTCGGCTATCTCCAGGTCTCCGGCCTCGATGGCGTCGGCGAGGGCCTTGACGACGGTCCCTTTGCCGACTCCTCCGAGCCGGGCCATGGCTTCGGTGACGCCGAGCCTGGCGGTGGCGTCGGGGCCGGTGGTGTTGGCGGCCACGGCGAGGACGGCGAGGCGTGCGTTACCGCGGCTGCGGGCGTGCCGCCATGCCCATTCGGTGGCGTCGTCGGTCAACGGGGACTCCTTACAGGGGTGGTGCGCCCGGGGCGAGGGGCGCGCGGCTCGTCCTCGCCCCGGGACGGTGCGAGGGGCTACTCGGGGCGGTAGGTGTGGGGCCGGTGGCGGTCGCAGCGCGGGCCGGCCGGGTAGGGGCGGGCGGGGGCTCCGCATACGGGGTTGCCGGTGTCGCACGTGAGGGGCGGCCGGTCCTGGGCCGGTAGCTCGATGGCGGCCTGTCCGGGCAGGGCCGCGGGCGGCGGGGCGTCGAGCAGGGCGCGGGCGGCGGCGAGGCGGGCCCGCGTGCGGGCGCTCACCATCGGGTCTCCGCGGCATACATGCCGTTAAGGGCATGGGCGGCGTCGGCGACGTCCTCGCCGAGCGCGAGACCGTGCCGGGCGGCCTCGGCGAGCAGGTCGCCGGCGGTGACGTCCTCGCCCGCGTCGGCGCGGGCGGCGTGCATGGCGACGGCGTGCCGGAGGTTGGCGAGGTCGGTCTCGGCGGCGAGCAGGCGCGCGGCGATGTTCGGCAGGTAGACGGCGGTCCGGTAGCGGACGGCGTCGGGAACGCTTTCGGCACTGATCGGGGTATGGCCGCGGACGGCGTCGGCGAGGGCGGCGAGGTGCTGCGGGTCGGCGGGGATCATGCGGCGTTGGCCTTCCTGGCGGTGGTGCGCTCCGCGTGGCACGCGGCGCAGTAGGCGCGGCCGGCGCGGTCGTAGCGGACGTGGTCGGCGGCGGCGTGGCCGCGGTCGCAGTACGGGCGGGGCAGGGCGCGGCCGTGTACGGCGGCGAGTTGGGCGCGGATGGTGGTCCGGGCCGGTTCGTCGGCCATGTGGTCGGGGGCGACGCACCACTCGGGGGCGTCGCACTCGGCCCGCACGTAGCCGATGGGGTCGCGGCCGTTGGCGATGCGGAACGCGACGGCGCGGGCGGTGTACTCGCGGCCGTGGTGGGTGAGTACGCGGGTGCCGGTGTCGGCGCGGTGGCGGCCGGTCCACTCGGCGTGTCCGCCGTCGACGGTGCGGGCGAGGGTGTGCCACTTCTCGGCGAGGGTGAGCGGGGACCGGAGCGGCGAGGGCTGCTTGGGCGCGGGGCCGATGTTGAGACGGCGGCGCCAGACTCCGGCGGTGCTCTTGCTGATACCGACGATGCGGGCGGCCTCGGCGTCGGTGGTGTTGGCGCGGTAGAGGGCGGCGAGGCGGTCGACGGTGGCGGGGTCGAGTGCTCGGGGCATGCGTGTCTCCGGTGGTGCGGGCCCGCCCGGGTGGCGTCCGGGCGGGCCGGTGGCGGCTGGGCTACTCGGCGGCGGGCGGCTCGTCGTCGACGGCCTGCTCGGCGCCGCTCGACGGCGGGGCGAGGGCGGGCAGCACGAGGGCGGCGAGGTTGCCCTCACGCCACGCGGCGGCGATGGCGTCGCGGCCGGCCGTGGGCTGCGCCTTGCTTCCGCGGGTGTAGGTGATGCGGTGCGAGGCGGCGCGCGAGGGCCGTATCTCAACGCCGGGCAGGATGTGAAGCTCGGCCGTCTCGGGGTCGACGTAGCGGGCGACGCCGGCGGCGGTGGCCTCGCCGAGCACCTTGGCGGCGAACGCGGGCCGGACGCCGGTCACCACCTTCGCGGGGATGATGTCGACGGTGAACTCGGACGGGTAGGTGTCGCGCACCCACGCGGCGAACGCGTCCTCGTCGATGACCTCGGCGGCGCGCTCCCCGCCCTGCCGGGAGACGCTGGCGACCTTCGTGCCGTCGGGCAACAGGGCGTCCGTCTTCGTGCTGCCGGTCGCCTTGTGCTGGGCTTCCAACAACTCGTGCGCGTTGCGTCGGGCGTCCTTGTAGGCGGCCTGCACGTGGTCGAGCAGGGCGCCGAGCACGGCCTGTCGGGTCACGGCGTCGCGGATGGCGGCCGGGTCCGGCGCGGTGGGCTTGTCGGGCTGCTCGCTCACTTGGTGCCCCCGGCGGCCTCGATGCGGTCGGCGAACGCGTTGAGCTGCTGGGCGGTGGCCTGCTCGATGGGCAGTCCGTAGACGCGCTCAAAGTCGGCGTCGAGGGTGGGCAGGTTGGCGCGGCTGGCGGCGACCCTGAGCCGGTTCTCGGCCTCGACGGCGGCGCGCTCGGCGTTCGCCACGGCGGCGGGCACGGCGCCCTCGGCCGCGACGGCGTCCGACACGCTGTGCGGGGTCGGGCCGGTCGGCGTCTGGTCGCCCTGCGGCGCGGCGGCGGGCTTGGTGCTGCCGATGTGGGCGAGGCGGGCGAGGTGTTCCGCCGGGGCACCCTCCGCCTCTCGCTCCCTGTACAGCTTCCGCACGTCCTCGACGGTCGCGGCGCTGTGCGCGGTGCGGATGTCTTCGAGGGCGGCGAGGTAGTGCTCGGGGGCGCCGGCGGCGTGGGCGTCGTCCATGATGGCGCCCACGGCTTCCCAATCCGTCTCGGCCATGGCTTCGGCGAGGTAGTCGCGGCGCTCCTGCTGCGGCGGGGTGTTCGGCGTCGACTGCACCACCGTGGCCGTGGTCATCTGCGGGGCGTCCGCCCGCTCGACGATGACGGGCTGTCCCTCCTGGTCCACGACGGCCCCCATCTCCTCGGGGGTGTAGATGGCGCCGTGCAGCACCTCGGGGCACGCGATGCGCACGGCCTCGGCGATGGCGCGGGCCCGCAGCATGGCGCGCGGGTACTTCTCCCACGCGGTGGGCTGGTTCTTCTGGTCGCGGGCGTACGGGCGGTTGTCCCGCATCTCGCACAGACGGGCCGTAACGGCGTCGTCGAGGGTCCACTCGACCGACGTTTCATCGTCCGGGTCGTCGGCGCGCTGGATGGACACCACACAGCGGGTGCGTTCCGACTTGATGCGGACGCGGTGGCCGGCCGAGCGGGCGCGGCCCAACATCAGGTCCGCGGACTGGGTCGGCTTGCCCTTGATGACGTGGATGGTGGTGATGGTGGTGACGACGTCGAGGCCGAGCGCGCGGCCGTACTCCATCGCCCACAGCACGGACGCGGGCTGCTTGCGGTAGGCGTCGGGCAGCAGGGGGGTTTCGGCGAGGCTGGCGCAGAACTCCCATGCCTCGCGCGGGCTCATGTGGGCGAGGGACAGGGCGCCCCCGGGGGCGGTGGCGTGTGCGGGCGGTGCGGTGCGGGTGGCGGGCAGGGTGGTGACAGTCACGGGTGGCTGCTCCGGTTCTTCGTGTTGCGGATGTGGGCGGCCTGCCGGGTCAAGCGGGTGCCGAGCGTCACGGCGTCGTCCGGGCCGAGCAGGGGATCGAGGGTGGGCGCCCTCGGGCACTCGTCGAGCAGGGCCTCGCGGGTGGCGTCGGCCTGGGCGGCGCGCATGGCGCGCTCGTACTCGGCGGCGTCCTCGCTGCACGCGATGTAGTCGAGGGCGGTCACGCTGGCGGCGTGCGCGGCGAGCAGGCGGCCGACGGTGTCGGGGTGCTGGGCGTAAGCGAGGGCCAACTCGTCGAGCAGGGGCGCGGCGTGGTCGGTGAGCGGCAGACGGACCATGCGGCCGTCGGTGGTGAGCTGCGGGGTGATCACTGGCCGGCCTCCTCGATGTCGTCGAGGCCGAGCGCGGGGGGCGCGGCGAGGTGGTTGACGGTGAGGTCACCGGTCCGGGCGTCATAGACGCGGGGCACGGACCAGTCGGCGGCGGGGAACGCCCGGGTGAGCAGGCCGTGAGCGGCGCGGTGCGCCTCGCGGTCGGCGGTGACGGCGCGGCCGTCGTGGTCAATCAGCTCCACCCACGTGCGGGTGCGGTCCTCGACGGCGACGGGGGCGACGGCGACGCGGACGGTGCCGGGCGCGATGACGCCGAGCTGGGCGGCCATGATGCGCACGAACTCGGCGCGGGTGGCGATCCGCTGGCGGGCGTCGCGGGCGCCGTTGATGGCGTCGGCGGCGCGGAGTCGGCGGGTAGGCTGAGGGGTGTTCACAATCGGTCCCTTCGGGGGTTGGTTGCGGGGGCCGTCCGGGTCGCGTCCGGGCGGCCCTTTCGCGTTTTCAGGCGGCGGCGCGGTGGGCGCGGCGGCGGGCGGCTCGGTCCGCGGCGATGCGCTGTTCCAGCTCGGGGAGGCTGGGCCCGCCGGGCTGGTAGCAGGCGCGGGCGGCGGCGGCCGGGGTCATGCGGTCCATCGCGTCGAGGCCGTGCCGCCATGCGCGGGCGGCGGCCGTGATGGCGGCGGCGCGGTCGCGGGCGGCGGTGAGCGTCGGCGCGGTGGTCATGCGTCTGCCGGGAACAGGTCGGCGGCGGTGACCCCGTAGGTGCGCTCGATGACGGCGAGGGATTCGCCGCTGGGGACTCCGCGGCCGGACGTCCAGCGGTAGACGGTGGCCGGGGGGAGGCTGAGCCGGCGGGCGATGGCCGGGACGCTGTAGTCCTCGTGGCGGGTGGCGGCGGCGAGGCGCAGGGGCTTCGGGTTGAAGGACATGCGGGACGTACCTCGTTCGATCACTCGTGAGCGCGTTTCGCTCACGAGTGGAACGTAGCACGGTTCCACTCACGCGTGAAACATGCGTGTGAAGGTTGTACGTCTGGGGGTGACGGGAGTGATGTGAGTGCTACCGTTTGTGACTTACCGGTGGAGAATCGATCACGTGAGCGATAATCTGCCGAGCGGATGCCCTAAGCAACCGTCGGGGGACGACGTATGAACGTACGTAGAAGTTGTGCATCTCGCGCAATGAATCTCTCGCGCGCGATACATTGCGCGTATGACAAACGGCTCGCAACCGGAACCACCCATCACCGCGCCATTCGGCGACTGGCTCCGATGGGCTCTTATCCGCCACGGCTACGACCCAACAGAACGCGGCGTACAACGCAAGTTCGCTGACGCATCCGGCATCCCCGTCGCCACAGTCTCCCGACTGCTGCGCGACGTCAGCCAACCAGACGTGAGCACCTGTTACGCCCTCGGCAAGACGTTCCAAATCCGCGTCATGCCGATTCTCGTTAGGGCCGGCCACCTCCCACCCGAAGCACTGGACACGGAGCCTCGACACCCCGAGCGGCCCCACACACCCACAACCGAAGAGGAAGCGCTTACCGCGCTCGGTGTCACAGACGAAAGGGACCGTGACGCCGTGCGCGCCATGATCAGCGCTCTCACTGCCAAACACAGGCAGGAGGGCACCAGCTAGGCAGGAAGGGCCGCACAAGTGACCAGCCGCAGCGACGTCTACCTCACCACCATTGCCGCAGTGATCCTGTTGGCCATCGGACTCACCATCTTGATCACCGGCACGCTCACGTCGTCCACGGTCGGCCCCGTCATCATCACCGGCACCAGCACCACCACCGCCGGGGCCCTCGCCACCCTCGCCGCGGGCTACCGCGCCGCACGGCAGTACACCCGCGACCACGCCAACCGCGCCGCCGCCGCCCTGGTACGGGACATCGTCGCCCACGACCGCGCCATCACCGCGAAACCGTCGGACGACCGCGCCGCCGACGTCGTCCCGCTCACGGCCACTGCACGGCGCCAGCAACGGGAGAGCACCACGTGA